CGACTTCAGAAGTGCAATCCACTGAACCACGTGCGTAGCGAAGTGGGGAGGAGAGATCCAGATCTCATCCGTATGGTCTTTTACCCAAGGGCCATAGTCAGTGGCCGTGTGGAACTCAATGTCGTGATCGAGGAGTACGCCTACCCTGGTGGGGAGGTGGAATGGTACGACAACGTCCGCAAGACGTGTGTCAGCTACGCTATGGAGCAGCGCACACTGAAAGCTACCATTCAGGCGGTTCTTGAACCTCTGAAAGTTCGCGTTATTTCCAAGGGAAACGCGGGCCCGTACTACGCTAGCAAGAGGCTCCAAAAAGCTTTGCACGACGTACTACGGGGTATGGACTGTTTCAAACTGATTGGTCAGCCTCTGGGGGCGACTGATTTGTTCGACTTGGCTGTTAATCCAGTCCAGGTTGGCACGGGGCGGTTGGAGTGGTTTTCCATTGACTATTCCGCTGCTACTGACAAGCTGAGTGCTCGGCTGTCAGCCTCCATTCTCGGTTACCTTCTCGAGAACCAGGATCCTGCCATGGTGAATCTATGGCAGTCCGTGCTTGCACCCCACATGTGCGAGTATCCATTTCCGTACGACGAGTCTGTGCTTCCTGTGCAGCAGCGTAACGGACAGCTTATGGGATCGGTACTATCCTTCCCTATCCTTTGCATCGCAAACCTTGGTCTTTACCTAAGTGTGATTGCGGATGATCCACGACCTATTGTGGAGAAGCTGAGGGGCGTTTTGGTGAACGGCGACGACATGTTGTACGTTGCGCCACGCTCCTTGTGGGACGATCACGTCGCGTTGGGACGCGCGGTCGGTTTGGAGATGAGCCCAGGTAAGGCCTATCATCATCCTGTCTATGCCAATGCTAATTCCGCATGCTACCATTTTGACCTGTCCAGGTTCAACCATGTGGACAGATATGAGGACACAGACCTTCTCACCCGAGGACCGCGGAGACGCGGCGGTGGGGAATTCTGGTGGACTGCGCAGTCGCAGTCCTCTAGCCCTTTCTACATTCCGTTT